TGCTAGGGTTGAATCATGCCTAATCCACCGAAGCCAGCTGAGTTGAAGATTTTGCAGGGCAATCCTGGTCAACATAAGATTCGTACTAATGATGCTTTAGCCCCGCTTGAGTATGGGTATACCGAGCCTTTGCGCCCGCTTGGTGAGGTTGGTCAACAGTTTTGGGATTCTATTTTCGGTGCGGGTGAGTTGTGGATCAGTATCAAGACTGATACGGCTTTGGTGCAGATGGTTTGTGAGCAACTTGACCGGCGAGAGCGGTTGCGTCAGGTTTGGGAACTTGACCCGACTGATCGTGCAGCGAACATGAGTTTGAATGAGGCTGAGAAGCAGATTATTCAGGGTTTCTCTTTGCTTGGGTTTTCTCCGGCTGACCGTACTCGTTTGGGTTTGGTTTCGGCTAAGACTAAGAGCAAGCTTGAGGAACTGATGGCGAGGAAGAATGCCCGCTAGTTGGCCACCTCGCTGGCTGACTCCTGTTGACCCTGATGCTATCGCTAGGGGTGATGGGGATTATGCGGCTGATTTTGCTGAGTTGTTTGGCACTATCGGTAAGGATGGTGTGGCTGGTCGTGCTGGTGAGCCGTTAGTTTTGCGACCTTGGCAGCGTGAGTTGTTGCGGTGTTTGTATGCTCGTGATGAAGCGGGCGGTCTTATGGCTCAGACGGCTCTAATCGGTATGCCTCGTAAGAATGGTAAGTCGGCTCTTTCTAGTGCCGCTATCGGCCTATACAGCCTTTTAGCGGAGGGTATTAATGGTGGTGAGGTTGTTGCCGTAGCTGCCGAAAAGGAACAGGCTCGCATTGTTTTCGGTGAAGCGAAACGCATGGTCGAAAACTCTGAGTTGAATGACCTGGTGGAAGTGTATAAAGATTCAATCTTTGTACCGGCTACGCATTCGGTGTTCAAGGTTGTTTCAGCCGAAGCCTACTCTAAGGAAGGTTTGAACCCTAGCCGAGTCATCATGGATGAACTCCATGCACATAAGAACCGCGACTTGTTCGATGTGTTCTCGCTTGCTATGGGTAACCGAGGCAAGATTGGGCAGTTAGTGGCTATCACTACGGCTGGTGTGAAGTCTGATACGACTGGCCAAGACTCAATCGCTTACAGTCTTTACCAGTATGGGCAAAAGGTTTCTCGTGGGGAAATAGTCGACCCATCGTTTTTTATGGCTTGGTGGGAAGCAAACCCTGACGCTGATCATCGTGACCCTGAAGCTTGGCGTGAGGCTAATCCTGGTTTCGGTGACATTGTGACTGAGGAAGACTTTGCTTCGTCTGTTCGCCGTACTCCTGAAGCCGAGTTCCGTACCAAACGCTTGAATCAATGGGTTTCTTCGCAAATCAGTTGGTTGCCTAACGGCGCGTGGCAGCCTTTGGAAGCCGATGTGGATATTCGTGACCAAGAGATTATGTTGGGCTTTGACGGGTCGTTTAGTGGCGATACAAGCGTAATTGTGGGCTGTACCGTACCTGAAGGCGATGAGAAACCCCATGTTTTCTTAGTGAAAGCTTGGGAAAAAGACGAAAACATCCATGATGATACTTGGCGAGTACCTATCCAGGATGTTGAAGAAGCCATTATTGAGTTTTGTTCGACTCATAAAGTGCGTGAAGTTGCTTGTGACCCGTTCCGTTGGCAGCGTTCTATGGAAGTTTTAGCCGATGCCGGTATCCCAATCGTTGAGTATCCGTCTACTTCTGCCCGCCGAATGGTCACTTCTTGTGCGAAGTTCTTTGATTATGTGACTGATAAACGCATGACGCATGACGGAAATCCTATGATTGCCCGCCATTTAGATAACGCTGTAACCAAGACTGACGCTCTCGGTGTGCGTATCGTCAAAGAGAATCGTGCATCTAGCCGCCGTATCGACTGTGCTGTCGCAGCGGTCATTGCTTTAGATCGTGCAACGAGCGGTAAACTTGAAACACAGGTTATACCTGAGTTCTTTTCTTTCTAAGGTGCGGTTATGGTTGCTACGATTCTCCAGATTGCCGGTATCGGTTTGGTTGCTTTAGGTGCAGGGCTTTGGTTGCCCCCGCTCGGTGTTGTCGTTGCGGGTATTGGAGTGCTTTTATTCGGCCTTGCGCTGGAAAGGTCTAAGTAATGCTCAACAACTTGATTGAGAATCGTGCCATCAACTTCCAAACTGTTTGGGGTGCTGGTGGTGACTTGGCTATGGCAAATAACGCTGGAGTCATTGTCAACAACAAGACTGCGTTTGAGATTGTTGCTTTTACTTCCGCTGTCAGCCTGATTGCTGACACTATTTCGACCCTGCCAGTTGACTGCTTTGTGCGTAATAACGGTGACCGTAAGCCTTACCGACCTAAGCCAGCATGGGTTGACCAGCCAGATGTAGACCAAACTAAGGCCGGCCACTACAACTCGGTTCTCGTAAGCCTGATGGTTGACGGTAATGCTTTTGTGCGAGTCTTCAGGGATCGTGCGGGCGAAGTCGTGAACCTTGTTTGCCTTGACCCTAGCACCGTAACTGTGAAGCGTAATGCTCTAGGCCGCAAGATTTTCGAGGTTGTGGGCGAAGACAAGGCTCTAGACGCTACTGACTTGATGCACATTACTGACTTGCTTGAGCCTGGTGCTTTGCGTGGCATGAGTCGTGTAACTCGTTTGGCTGACGCTCTTGGTGTTGCTACTGCTCTGCAACAGTATGCGGCTCGTTTTTTCGGTCAGGGTGCTTCGATGTCGGGGGTCATTGAATATCCAGGTGCGTTGACTGCTCAACAGGCCAAAGATTTGTCTGACGCGTTTGATTCTCGTCACCGAGGTCTTTCCCGCGCTCACCGTACCGGCGTTATTTCGGGTGGTGCAAAGTTCAGTTCAACTCAGGTCACTAACGATGCTGCACAGTTCCTAGAGTCACGCCGTTTCGCTGTTGAGGAAATTGCTCGCCTTTACAACATTCCGTTGAGCATGATGGGTGTTCCAGGGACTCAATCGTATGCTTCGGTTGAACAGAACGCTATTCAGTTCGTTACTCACACTCTGCGCCCTTACATTGAGAAAATTGAGTGGTCGTACAGCCGTCTACTGCCCGATAGTGCCTTCTTGAAGTTCAATGTGGATGGTTTGCTTCGCGGTGACTTCAACAGCCGTATTCAGGCTTACAGCGTTGCTATTCAGGGCGGTTGGGAGTCAATCAATGACATTCGCCGTCTTGAAGATCAGTCACCAGTTGAGGGTGGCGATGTTTATCGTGTACCACTAGCGAATGTGAACTTGTCGGCTGCTGACATTCCTGAAATGGAAGGCAAGGTCGGTATGGCTACTGCCCTCATTGAAGCAGGTTTCGACCCTGCTGATGTTATGGCAAAGCTCGGTCTTCCAGCAATTCAGCATGATGGTGGTATTCCTACTACGCTTCAGGCCGGTATGTAATGGCTATCAGCACAGGACAACTAACTGTCGGTACTATTCCAGTTCAAATCGATAGTACTTCGACTAGCAACTTCAAGATGCACATTCACAACGCTGACCCGCAAGCAAACTTGTATCTGGGTAATGGCAATGTGTCGACTACTAATGGTTTGATTTTGGCTAAATCTGATTCGACCATCCTTGATTGTTATCCAGGTGAAACCATTTGGGTTGTATCTGAAACTGAAGGTCATCTAGTTTCTTGGCTGAAGCAGGTCTAAGTGCCGTATTCGATTACTGATAAAAACCCTGACTGTAATGGTTGGGCTGTCGTTGATCCAGCTAATAAGGTTTTCGGTTGCCATTTGACTAAGGCTTCGGCTATTAAACAGGCTGTTGCTATTAGTTTGGCTACCGATGAACCGTTTATTGGCGAGCGTAAAGCTGATGGCAATCCTATTGTCATTGTTGACATTGACGGCACTCTAATCAATGGTGGCCGACTTAATCAAAAAGTTTACGACTATGCTCGCAGTCTTGAAGGTTCGATTTACATTGTCACCGGCAGACCAGAGTCAGAACGCAACCACACCACTACTGAACTACATGATTTGGGCGTGAGTTTTGGCCGCCTCATTATGAATCCTGGCTCAACTAGCGACTCGGTAGACTATAAAAAGGCTACTGCTGAGAAGTTGCTTGAAACATTTAATGTTGTTGCGGCTTTGGAAAACAACCCTGACGCGGTTAGGGCTTATCGTTCGTTAGGTATAAAAGCTATGACTCCAAGTGAAATCCCTGCTACTCGTGACGCAGTTATGGATGCGATGGAGTGGAATGGCTTGAGTGAGCGTCAGCAGGAACAGGCTAAGGATACGGCTGAACTTGCTTTGAACTTTGGTCAGTTTAATCAAGGTTCAATGGCTGATGGCGCACACTATTTTGCTCAAAACCCTTTTGCTAGTGAAGGCATCAAGTGTGGCAACTGTATCTTCTTCAATGAGGAGCGGAATCAATGTGTAGTTGTCGAAGGTAATATTGACTCTGAAGCGGTTTGTAAGCTTTGGGTGATTCCAGAAAGTGAAATTATGGCTAATCGAAACGCGGTGCAAGAAGGCCGCGCACTTCCAAGCGAAGTTGCTGTTGGTGACTTTGTTGCTTGGCTGGTTCAGACTGAGGCTTTTGCTGGTCAGATTACTGCCCTTGAGGGTGACATGGCTAAGGTTGCTCTCTGGGATGACGAGGAAGATTGCTGGTTACCTATGGGCGTTGAAGCGAATGTTGCTATCAGCGAGTTGAAGATTATTGATCCGCTGATGGTTGAAGAAATGCCTACGCTTACCGAGTCAAGCATTATTCCTACCCGTAGCAAGTGGTTGAATGCTGCTTACGCTATCAAGGCTCGTATCGAAGACGGTACTCCTGAAGCCCGTTCACTTGGCAAGCATGAGATTCGTACTAAACAGATGGAACTTCGTGCTATTGGTGACGGCATGACTTTCGAGGGTTATGCAGCCGTATTCAACAGCCCTAGCGAGCCACTACCTTTCACCGAGATTGTTGCACCAGGAGCGTTCGCTCGTTCGTTGAAGTCACGCAACCGAATGATGCTGTTATGGAATCACGACACTAGCGAGCCACTAGCCAGCACCCGTAACGGTTCGCTTCGTATGGTCGAAGACGCTACCGGTCTGAAGGTGACCGCTACTTTGCCTGACACTACTCGTGGTCGTGATGTGGCCGAGCTTGTGCGTACTGGTGTCATTGATTCGATGTCGTTTGGTTTCAGCGTGAAAAAGGATTCGTGGTCGACTGATGGTCAGACCCGAACCCTGCAAGATGTAACGCTCTACGAAGTGAGCCTCGTCAGTCAGCCAGCCTATGAGGGAACTGCTGGTAAGACTTCGGTTCGTGAAGCAGGTATCGATGCAGATGCTCTCGCTGATGCCCTCCAGCGTCTAGAAACTGGTGAGGAACTTTCCCGCGATCAGGCAACTATCATTAATCAGGTAGTTGATAAACTAAAGACCCCTGAAGAAGTAGACGCTATTGAAGCAGACCTGCTTGCTTTGAAGAAGAAGAAACTTGAGATTATGGAGATGTCTGCGTGAGTTACTCAAAGGCTGAAATCCTTGCTGCTGTCGCTGTCGTTCGTGACCTTGCCGGTAACCCTGATGTTGGTGTTATTGCAGAGTTCCTGAACGATCTTGAAAAGTCTTCCACACCGGCCAAAGAAGTTCGCGTTGTGGATGCTAAGGAAAACCGCTAGTTTCCCCTTCCTAAGCGGTTTCGACCCTGCCAGAGTTCCTTCCTTTCGCTGGCAGGGTCTTTCCTTTGCTAAAATAGACTAAAGCGCCCGCCCAAGCCTCTCAATGATGCGCACCTGGCTCACTTTGTGAGTGCTGATCTAGACAGTAGCGGGCTTCTTATGGGTTTGGAGTAGTTTCGATTACTGACTAAAACTCTCATGGAGAAGCAGTAAGACCAGGGTGCAACTCCCTGCAAATCCACCATGTAAAGCGTGTATTAGACTTGAATAGATGGTTCAGCGTTTGCGCGGCCTCATACTGTTCAGCGTTTGCGCGGCAGGTCAATTATTAATCCATTCCTAAAAGGAGAATCATGTCGGAGTTCATTAAGACTCAGGCTGAGGTTCGCAGCAACCTGATTGCTCAGATGCGTGAGGTTATTGACCTTGCTGAAGCTGAGAAGCGTGGTCTTACTGCTGAGGACACTCAGAAAATTGCTCGTCTAGAAGCAGATATCGAAGCTCGTGACGCTGCAATCGCAACCGCTCAGAAGGTAGAGGCTCGTTCCGCTGCTGCTGCTGAGGCCGCTAACCAGTTCGTACCTGCTGAGGTTGCTACCCGCAGCGAGGCAGACCTGTTCCGCGCTATCGCTCGTGGCGAGATGCGTAACGCAGAGTTCGCTCGTGAGAAGCGCGCCGCTCTGGTCAACAGCTCGAACACCGTTCCAACTGGTTTCTATGACCAGGTCTTCCAGATCGCTACCCTTGTTGGCCCTATGCTGGCCACCTCGGAGGTTTTCAACACCACTTCGGGTGAGAACCTAGTTATCCCAACCGTAACCGCAATCAGCTCCTCGGCTGCTGTTTCGGCTGGTTCGGCCATCTCTGAGAGCAACCCAACCTTCAGCAGCATCACTCTCGGTGCTGACAAGTTTGGTGCGCTTGTATCCGTATCGAACGAGCTTCTCGCTGACGCTGGTTTCGACATCTCGGCTTACATCGCTCAGGAGCTTGGTACTTCGCTCGGTGTAGCAATCAACACCGCGCTGACCACCGGTACTGCTGGTGTCGCTACCTCGGCTGGTTCGGTTGTAACTGGTGGAACTGGTGTATCGGGTGCTTTCACTTACGAGAACATCATCGACCTCGTTTACGGTATCGCTGACGGTGCGCGTGTTCTTCCAGGTCTGGGCTTCCAGATGTCGAAGACCGGTATCGCTACCGCTCGTAAGCTGAAGGATGGCTCTGGCCGTTACATCTGGACTGACTCGGCTGTTGCTGGTCAGCCTGCACAGCTCCTCGGCTACTCGGTTTACGAAAACCCTGCCGTTGCTGCTGTCGCTACCGGTGCTAAGTCGGTTCTGTTCGGTCACCTGCCTTCGTACAAGGTTCGTGTTGCTGGTGGAATCAATGTTGCTCAGTCGGCAGATTACGCATTCAACACCGATGTAACTACCTTCCGCGGTATCGTTCGTGTTGGTGGCGGTCTGACTCACGCAACCCACATTGGTTACTTCAAGGGTGGCGCAAGCTAAACCTTGTAACAAGCGGAAACCCCCTGAAGTGCGTAGGCTTCAGGGGGTTTCTTTATTACTAGATAAGGAGCGTATTTGAACTTTTTATGTTGCATCAGTAGTCTATAACTATTCGATTGAAAGGGAAAGCATTGTCTAAGGGAACTATTTCTTGGTTTAGTAACTCGCCTCACGCTGCTACTGGTTATGGTCAGCAAACTTCGCAGGTTGTTTCGCGTCTTGCTCGTGACGGCTACGATGTAGCGGTTTTGTCTAACTATGGGCGTGAGGGTGGTAACGGGTTTTGGCTTTCGCCGTTCGGTGATCAGGTTACTGAATATGGTCGTGGCTTTGATGCGTATTCGCAGGATGTGACTGCAATTAATCATGTGCATTGGAAGTCTAAGTTTCCTAAGCAGCGTGATGTGTTGATTACTCTTTACGATGTTTGGATTATGGCCGACAAGTATCAAGATTTGAACATTGCTTCCTGGACTCCCGTTGACCATTCGCCTATCCCGCCGAAGGTGTTGGAATGGTTGCAGAAGTCGAATGTGACTCCTATTGCTATGAGCAAGTTTGGTAAGGCTGAGATTGAACGGCATGGCGTTGAGTCGTTGTATGTGCCTCACGCTGTTGAGGATGTGTTCCAACCTACTTTCGAGCTTGAGGGTAAGCCTACTCGTGAATACATGGGTTTGAAGAAGTCTGAGTTCGTTGTGGGTATGAATGCTGCGAATAAGGCTTCGGGTTCTATGCATCGTAAGGCTTTGGCTGAAAACTTTTTGGCGTTTGCTTTGTTCGCTAAGGATAAACCTGACGCTGTGTTG